CTTCTTCAAGTACTTATTGATTGGGTTGCCTTTTTTGTTTTTCTCAAAAAGCTTCTTTACACTCATGGCGCTGGCTCTTCAATCCTAAACTTAAATTCTTCGGGTTGTTGTCTATATTGTCCCTGTAAATAGTAAACAAACTGTAATTTATAGGTGTAACCAGGATCTAACATAGATGTGTCTAACTCAAAGTAACTGCCGCTAACATCATAAGACATTCTGGTGTAGTTTTTAACTCCACTACCGGTTCCAAAAGGCACTACCTCTAGATTATCAACTTCTCTGTGTAATCTGTAATATGCATCTTCAATTATTTCTGGCACAACTTCCGCAGTTGCAACCGTATAAATGTTTGGATTCCAGTTTTTCTTTCTAGGAAAAACTCTTAGTCTTGGTTTTTGGCCTTTAATATATGAGCTTTTTAAATTTGTTATATCTGTGATATATTCATCATCATAAATAAGCTCTAAAGCTTTCAAAGTTGTTGGCTCATAAGAACCAGTGAAGAATTCTGTTATATTACCAACAGCCGATGCAGTATGCCAAACATCGTATAAATAATCATTAGAGGATGTTGTTGCAAAAGAACATGTATAGACACCCGATACCTCTATGCCATTTTCAATAAGAATTCCGCCTGTTAAATGATGCTCTGCATTATTGCTTGCATCAATTATTAACACGCTTTGTGTTCCAGGAGAGGTTGCGCTACCACTGTAAACTTTTACCAGCAATTGATTGTTTATTAGTCCCGGTATATTTTTTAGCTGTCCTCGAACGTTATTATAAAGAAATAAGGTGTTCAGGTTATCTGTTCCGTCTGCCAAGCTGCTGCTGACAATAAAATTACCTCTGTTGTCTTTTCTTGAGGAATCCCACCGAGCCTCCAGGACTGGTCTTTTGAAGTGAAACTCACTGTTTCTACCAAAAAATCTTTTAGTAAAATACGTTCCGAGAGCGCCGGCAATAACCTCATCCGTATGCTTTAAGATAAACCCATTATTATAAGCAGACCCAGATGATCGCCACCGGTCAACGGCAAAAGTAACATCTACATCTAAATCTTCTACACCACCAGAGAAAAAGAAACTTGCCGAAGCGTTTGCGCCCGTTTCAAAATATCCTCCCGTAATAGCGGTTGTTGGATTGGCCGGGTTAGATCCCCAAAAAGTATTATTACTAGCACTTACCCAATTGCAGACACCATTATCCGTATAGCTTTCCATATCTAAGCCTTGTCCCTCTGCCCAGGACTGTGTTAACATAATTACATCTAGACTATAACTTAAAGGGGTCGTATTTGCATGTGGTGCATTATACATCTTAAGCCTGAAGTCTACACTTGAAGATGGTATCACTCCATTAGCGACATCATTCAGTACTTCATTAATATCAAATTGTAATAATATTCTTGACTGCTCCGCTGTTTCAGAGTTTACTGATGCGGAGGTTTGCCCATGAATAACAAAGGCCTCCAGAATATCTGAAGCTCCCATGTTTGATCCAGTAGCACGATTTAGTAAATTGGGCTTAAAAGCGTTTGTTATTGTATTGTCTTGCGTCGCAAAATATCTTTTTATACCCATTACTTAACAACTCCAACTATGTCAGTTTGCGGCGATAATATTTCAGCAACAGCATCCTGCGGTATATTTAGAAATCTTCCATCACTGGATAAGTTACTGTTGATATCAAAGAAAAATCCACTGTAAATGCCGCCTGCTTTATTTTCCAAGAAAACATTTGTTGTATCTACAACTCCGGGGACCTCGTTTAGCAGCTTGTAAATGTGTGAAATATAAATAGATTCGCCAATTGAATTTTTAACTGACAGTTTATCTATAAGTTTTTCTATACACTGACTTAAAACGTCATATTTGTTGATGTTTAGATCGGCAACAATCTCAAAGTTTATCCCGTAGTTTATTACCTTTCCATCTAGAACATCTACAGTATCATTTAGCATCCTGTATTGGTTCAACCAAACTTTTAAATTATTTTTAATAGTAGAATTAGCCGTTGTAAAGTTGCCATCTTGATCTTCAGATAAGACATACATGTTTAGATTTCTTTTAAGGGCGGAAGAATCTTGAATTATATTTGCCCTCTTAATTTTTCCAAACTTTGAAGGCATACGGTAACACAAAGAAATATAATCTGTTCTTGTAACAGCACGGTTTTGTGAAGCAAAACTAGCCTGAGCACGTTGTCTTATTTCATCTGCTTGGATTAGTTCCGAATCTCCCAAAATAGGCTCTTCGTTCTCAACCTCTAGACTTGCAATAACCTCATTTGAAGTAGCGTCTACCAAGCCGTCCCTGTTCTTGAAAACAACATCAGGTGCTAGAACTTTAGTAAGTGAACCAGCAGAAACATTTATCTCATTAAGATTATTAGCTCGGTATGTTATGGTAAGAGTTGTATTTGTAGGCACCACACCAAATTTATCGCTTTTTATCAAGTTTGAGGGATCAAATGAAGAATCGCTAACATAATTTCTCCCGTGAGCATCTAGAACAACATCTGCTGGATCTGCTACCACATCAGTTGTTAGGTTATCTGCGGAACCGTACCCAAACTGCAAAAAACAATTACCACTCTCATCAAACTCAGTAACAAATCTTCTTGGAACTGGTTTAACTTTCATGATACTGGGGGCAACATCTTTATCATCATCAAAATTTTGTTCTGCACTCAGTACAACATCTTGTGTTAAATGTTCAACCTCGTGGTAAACATTACCTTGAGTATCTATTACACTTACTATTTCTATTACATTTGTTACACCAACAGGAAGTCTCAGAAATCTTTCATAAGACCCAACATCAAGATTTTTTCTAAGCAACTGTCCTGAAATAACTTGCCCAAAGCTCTTTACAGCATAATGCGTTGGTACGCCAGTTGTTGGATTTACCCTCGCTACGGTTAGTTCATTCTCTGGTCTTGAAAAATCAACTGGCTCATTTAAAGTAAAAGTCAATCCGTTGTTTGCCGACAAAAGTGACCCCTTTCTTAAGATCGGAGTATAATTTAAATCGGGATCCCCATTTGAAGAATTTGCTGGTATGACCGCATAAAAAGAACAATTTCCAACAGACGAGGCAGCGCCGGGCATTTTAAAGCCCATTTGCTTGGCCACTCTTACAACGTTCTTATACTCTATAGCAGTGTCAAGAAAACTTTCGTTCGCCTGATAGTCAACATAAAAGGATAATTGATCGCCAACATAAGCTACCAGATCTAACATCATCGCACCAAAAGATGCTTCGTTAAAATCTTTAAAAGTTGAGGCATAGTAACGTTGAGCATAGTTAACTAAATCCTCTTTGATCGAGTTAAATTCTCTACTAGTATATGATATTGGCCTTTTTTTCATTACAAATCCTCAATCACTAATGAATTAATTAGTGATTTCCTCGGTAAATTCTAGTGTGTCATTAAAGTTAATCGAACTAACACCGTATTCTATGCTAATTCGAACTTCATTGAGAGCAATTTGTTTATTGTTTTCATTCGTAAAAAACTGAATCTGCTGTAATTCTACGAAAGGCATATAATCATCAACTTGCTCTTGAATTGCTGTAACTATCTTCTCTTTAGTCCCGCTAGTAATACCCTCAAATAAAAATCTTCTTAACCCGATACCAAACTCAGGTATCATAATCCTTTCTCCAGGCGATGTAAGAAGTAAATTTTTAAAATTTTGTTTTATAACTTGTCCCAAATTCTTGTTTAAGCGATAAGGTCCATCAGAGGAGTCCAAAACAAGTGGCAAAGACACAGATATACCTTGTAATTTATTTGCCATGTTGTTCCCTCATTATAAGTATTCTCCTACATTCATTTTAGCTGCCTTCATAAATACCTAAATGTTTTTTTAATTTATTAACATCAGAATATTCATCCCTTAAGTTAGATTGTTTTGCATACGCTACCGCTTGGGTATGAGCTAAGTAATACAGGTGATTGATAGCTACTTTTTTAAGAGTATTATCGTGAGTAGTCCATCCCGCAATCCCTGAAGCGTATGTTGCTCTCCAATAATCTAATATGTCTTTATCCACAGGGACAAATTCAAACCCATCGTTTTGGTACGGCGGTTGAAAATTGGCAGCCCTTACATAGTTTGTATCTAGTCTAAGTTGTCCTCCTCTTATTCCCCATTGACCTGGGTTAGGATAAGATACCGTCGGTAGATTTTTGTTATAGTCCGCTCCAAAGGTGCCGTAGATAATTCGAATTCTACCGTAATTCCCTACTCTTCTTTTCCCTTTGTCTAGGGCAACTCTTCGTTGAATGACCATGAAACTTTGAAGCTTTTCTTTGCCAGCTTGAGTTCTTTGTCCCACTGGCGCATGAGGGTTTAAATTCTGACTAATATCGCTGCAAAGTTTCCAATTAGCAATAAGATTATTGCCACCTTCTGGGGCGAGTTCCATTAACCTTTTTCTTTCATAATAAGCTAAACAGTTTGCCTTGGCTTGGTCAATTTCCCCCGTAACATTGCCCGAGTTTGGCCAGGACCCATTATTCCTGACAGCATAATCAAAAGTTAAAGCTTTTCTTATCCACTCATCTTGAGTTTCAATCGGTAGCGAATCAAAATGTGAAATTAATTGC